TTTGGGAGCACGGATGATAATTCGGTCGATGCCCGCCTGGATAATTGCCTTGGCGCAATCGGAGCAGGGCAGAAGGCCGTGCAGATAGAGCGTGGTGCCTTCGGTCGAGATGCCGTTGCGAGCGGCGTTGAAGATCGCGTTCTCCTCGGCATGAACGACATGAACGAGTTTCTTCGGCCGATCATTTAGCCGCTCATCGTCGGCGATGCCTCGCGGAAAACCATTCCACCCGATGGAGAGGAGTTGGTTGCTCGAAGAGACGATGACTGCGCCGATGTGGAGGGATGGGTCTTTGGAGAAATCGGAGAAGAACTTCGCCGCATCCAACCACCTCCGATGCCAGATCTCAGCCTTACTCGACATCCGTACCCTCGTCGGCGTTTTTCAATGCCTCGTAGAGAGGGGCATACTTGTTCTCGTAGTCGGTGGCCTTCGCGTCGAGTTCCTGCCCATCGATGATGTTGAGCGAGACGCAGAGGTTGACGAGGGCGAGGAAGTGACCCAGAGACTCCATCAGCTTCGCTTCGGGGTTGTCGGAGAGACCGAGCACACCTTCGGGGCCTAGTTCGTTCACGGAGTCGGCAGTATCACCGACCCAATCGGCCGCGAGCATGAGAGCTTCGAAGGGGTTGAATTTGTTCAGGTCGATCATTCGCTCAAGCTCCTTAGATATGTGCGTGCGGCTTCAAGATTTGCGAGGCGAACACAACGCGGGTGATACTGCCATGTGCTAAATGACGGATTGTCGCCAACAACCAAGACGGTTTTGCCGAGCGCAAGTCCCATACCAGCTTCGGTCAGTGCACCGCGAAGAAACTCATTCTTATTTGCGGCGTACACAAGAACAACATCGGCGTTGCGGACATCTGTTTCATCATCGAGCCAGAACTTCGATGCTGCACTGGTATTGGTCTCAGGGATACGCCCGATGTAGAAGGGCCATCTCGCCACGAAATGAAATTCAGGCCATTCTTCGTGGAGCGTTTGCCACAAGAAAGCGTGATCGATTTTGGACGCGGTGTATATTTTTAGCATGAGAGTATCTCGGAGATGGTATAGTAGAGATCTTTGATTTCGCCGTCGTTGGCGATGGTGAGATCGGGTTCGATCAGAGATTGATCGCTTTCGCTGGCGTGATTAGCGGCTTGAGATAGTGGTTGCGTAGGTGCTCGAACGATACGCCAGATGCTTCCTCCAAGGTCTCGGATTGCTCTAGCCTCGTTTGGGAAACGGCAATCTTCTGCCACGACGAGAGTTGCTTCCTTTGCGCGGCTTCGCCAAGAATTAACCCATAGATCTTCGCCAATGAGCTTGCGTCCCCACTCCGTTCCAAGTGTTTGCATAGCGTACCGAGGGGACCTTCCGCATAGCAGATCACAAGGCTCTTCTTTAAGCTGGCCCTCGATATGATCTCCGGTGAGGCCGAGCGCAGCAACCATGTCCTTAAGCGGGCCAGCGAAGCGGATTTTGACATAGCCGATACTTTCGAGGAGATTTGCTGCGGTCGATTTGCCGGAGCCCATAGCGCCGGTCAGGCCGATAATTTTTGGTACTGCCATTATTTGCGCCGAACGTAGGTGATAGTTAGTGTGCGTTGAACGTAGTTATCAACGGTATGATTTGCATTTTCTGTCATTCCTTGCACTACGGCATTACCCTCTGCTAGGTCGAAAGCGAGATGATCCAACATAGCAACTACTTGACTTTTATTGATGCTGAATTCAAACGCAGAACCGCCAACATCTACTGCAAATTGCGAAGATCCGTATAGTGATTTCATAGTGATAACTCGTTTGGGTCGTTGGGGAAGGCTGTTACACCTTCCCCTTCGACTGCCGCCCCGTCGGAAGTGTTACGCGCGGGCGAACTTGTTGATCTGCGCGTACTTGCGGCCGGTCTTCTTGTTCTCGGAGTGGTTGATGACCACCACGACCTGAGTACCCGCGAGTTCGGGGAAGATTTCGAGCGGCGACTGCTCGGCATCTGCCTGGATCACGTTGTCGAGGAACTCGCGCAGGATGCCACCAGCCTTCGGTGTATCCCAGAAGGTATACGTCATGGGCATGTCGGGAATGCCACCGGCGGCACCAAGCATCTCCGGGTCAACATCGTCGAGCGGAGAATTAAGTTTGAAGCTGAATTCGGCACCCGGCGTGTTCTTCTGGCCGAAGTTACCAACCTTCGGAGTGCCCGAGATGGTGGCGAGGTAAGAGCCCTCAGGAAGCATCGGGACATCTTTGATGTCCTTGATTTTCTGAGAGAGAATGGACTGATGGTCTGCCATGTTTGTAGTCTTCCTTTCGAAGATCTTCTTGTTGTACTAAGGTGCTATAGCTACGCCGAATTCTGTTACGCCGATTTGGTCTCCGTCGGATTTACGAGTTTGAAATCTTCAAGGTTTGCCTCGCGACAAATGATGCGAACGTCGCCGTGAGCCCAATAGTCTAGTTCGAAGGGCGGTGTTTCGAGTGACAAACTCATCCGATTTCCAGCAACGGTACCCACAAGCATCTTTCCCACAGGCCCATTTGTCTGCTCAACCTTGACAGTTACTTTGGTCGTCATGCTGCTTTGCTTTCCGTTAGTTTCTGTTGGAGGGCTTTGAATACGGATGCGAGGCCGGTGGCGATAGGAAGTTCGGCCGGGAGCCCGCCAGGAGGCATCGGATACTTAACATCGAGCGAGCCATCGGGAGTGGTACGGATGATGCGGGCTGCGTTGTCGCCGGTACCTTTGGTTTTGGTGGTGAGCATCGTGTTGAAGTAGGTGCCGATCTTCGGCGGTAGAGCTTTGCCGAGAGCCATCGGATGGGCTTTCTTCATGCCGAGGGAGTCTTCGATATAGTCGATGTGGGCGTTGACGATGACGTTGCAGCGGACCTTGGGGTTGTAGAGGGTGGCGAGGAGATTTTCGATCTCCTGCTGGGCATCGTACCAATCGCTTTGGTTCGGACCCGACGCGAGACGGCCGTTGAGCGACTTAATCATGTCGAAGGCCGCGCCACAGCAATGCGTCAACGAGTCGATGACGAGGATGGTGTCGGGACCCCATGTGCGGATGTTGCCCATATCGGTACCGTCGTCCTCAATCCACTTCGCGGTGATCGCTTTCATCGCCTCCTGAAAGGCACCGGCCTTCGCCACGACCAGACCCGTAGTCGAGAGGATGCGCTCGTCGGCGAAGGACTTGAAGAACACGTTGGCGAGCTTATCGGGAGCTTCCTTGGTGACGATTTTCTTCACGATGTCGAGACCGTTATCGAAATCGCAGATGAAGACGCGATACCCGGCCTTGATGAGTGAAACCAGCGCTCCACTCTTGCCGGTACCGGAATTACCGACGAGCAGCAGCTTGGTGGTTTCATTCGACTGATGGTTGGCAAGCGATGTCATCTAAACTTTTTCTTTCCTCTTGCAACAACGCCCGCCCGAAATCCCCGAAGGAAACACAAGAGGCAAATTTCTTTTAGCCACCAAGGCAGCCGATGGTAACGCTTTGCCTCATTCGCCCAGAATTTGGCAAAGGCTTTATGCGCTGCATTTGCTTCACTCGTCAGCATCTTCGGCCTCGGGTTCGGCGAGATCGGCACCGGAGTCGGTGCGCGGCTTGAGCGGGTTCCACTTTTCGATCTCGTAATCGGTCTCAAGGAAGCGCTGTCGGACTGCGGGATCTCGCGAACAGATGGGGCGGAATTGGCAGCCGCCGTACTTGTCGCAACTGCGTTCGTTCATCGGCCAGTAGTTGGCGCGGGTGAATTGCGCCGCCTGCCCGACCCAATACTCTAGCCCCTCTCGCCATTCGTCGATCTGCGCCGATGTGCGATGCGAGATCGCCCGTTCAAAGCGCGTGAAGGTTTTGGCAATTTGAATGCCCTCGATCATCACACCACGCACGGGGATATTGTAGACCTCGCGAGCGGCGAAGACGTAACCGGAGAATTGATTGTCGGGGTTGAAGCCCTGGAAGAATTTGGTGGTGGACTTGTTGTCGCCTAGTGTATTGCGCGTAGTTTTGATGTCAGTGACATAAGGGAAGCCTCCAATATCAACAATGCGGTCAATGTGACCGCAAAAAGTAACGGCCGGAATGAGCGCACGCCGCTCATCAATTTTGAGCGGGATACGGAAGGAGAGTTCGACAGCGGGTGTGCCATCGGTAAGGGCCATCGTCGGCGTCGCGTCCATTGCATTGAAGTGATCCGCATAATCGATGATGGAAGAAATGAGAGTCTCGCGGCTCTTGTTACCATGCGGCTCCATACCGCGAGACTCTTCAAGAGCGAGATAAACAACGGCTTCGAGCGCTTCTTCGTCGGGGATGTTGCTCTGCGCGTATGTTTTAAGTCGCTCAACGGCTGAATGGATGTGCGTACCGAAGCTGAGATGCACAGACTTGCGCTTCGGTCGCCATCCTTGGACGATACTCAGATCATACTTTCTCGGACATTCCTTTAGTGTGCCTAGGCTTGTCGAGTCCCACGCAAACTGGATACCTTCTTCGTTGAAGGGCGTGGGCGTTTCGTCCGCGATGTTCTTGTTGGTGCTTGACATCTTGAGACGACTTTCTCACACTCAAGATCATCTTCAACAACTTTATCTGCGCGCTTTTGTCTTATGTAGGAGACGAGATGCGCAACCAGGTTATCGACAATCTCATCTGCCAATTTATCCATGTGCGTCATTTGTCAATTCAAGTTTTGAATGACGGAAGCGTCGCGCTTCGCATACGCACCGTCGGCGATCATGCCAAGATATTCCTGAATTAGATCCTCGTGTGCGCTCTTCGCATGAGTCGGCAAACTCAGCATATCTTTGGCGAAGTTAGCGACGAGACGGCCGAGCGACATGAAGAAGAGCGAGGTGGGCTGGCCTTCAATCGCCACACCCATATCCTCGGCGACTCCGAAGTATTCCGTTGTCAGTCGGCCGAGGGTGACGTTGAGCGCGGCCGTGGGGGCTGCGAGTTGCTGTGGATCGACCGACATAAGTTAACCCCGAAGGAGAAACGCCGACGAGGGTATCGTGCGCCTGTCTCAGATTAGATCAATGGAAATATGGGGGCTAAGTGTGTGTAGACGTAGATCGCAGCGCCGACGAGGCCGTAGCCAATATAGAAACAGCCAATACAGTACGCCGGAAATTGCCACCACTTCATGCGTAGAGTCCGCCGCCACGTTTCTTCACAACGCGGGGCTTGATGCCTTCGGGGGTGTGGGCTTCGGGGATGTCGCGGCAGTAGTAGAGCGGCTTGTCGGCCGAGGCGATGGTGTCGTGGCTGTCGTCGAGCCACGCCCCTACCTTGGGGTTATAGTGGCCGATGGTGATGAAGCCGTCGCTGCGCTGTACGAGCAGACGGGTGTTGATTTTGCCTTGAAGAATGGATGTCCAGCGTTTTGCCATTGCGATTTAGTTCCGTTTTCCTTGAGTTGCAGTAATTCTTTTGTTGCTCGATGGCATGTAAGACAGACACGTTCGTTTATGTATCGCTTGGGGAAGACCGCGTGACTGGTATATGCGTATTTCTCGCCGGGGAGAATTGGGCGATGGCATGAATAGCAATTCCAATGCTTTTTGGCGGTCAGGCAGCCAATGCGATATGACCCAAAGCGACGCATTATTTTTCGAGAGCCTTCTTCACTTCGGGGATGTCGATTGCATTGTCGTAAGTGGTGTCGCCGGTCGGATGCTTCCAGCCGGTGTCGCATTGCACGAAGCCGAGCTTCTTCGCTGCCTTCTCGGCTTTGTTCTTGAGTGTGAGTGCGGCTTTCTCCTCGCGCTCCTTCTTCTTGCGCTCCTTGTCGATCATGGCTGCGGCCTGACGGCGACGCTTCTCACGCTGGCCGATCACGATGGTTTCGATGTCAGCCTGGTTGTAGGCGGCTTTCTCGATGGCGATATTCATCGCATCCACCGGATCTACTTCGATGCTCGGGGGCGTGGGCGGTAGTTCGTCGGGCTTCGGTTCGGGTGTCATCATATCATTCCATCAATAGAACGGGGGTGTAGTCGATTTGCTCGACACAGACACAGCGATAGCGCACATCAGGCACCTCGCCGGAGATGCTTTCGCGCACAACAACGGAGTCGTGAGTGTGACCGTGAACGTTGATCCAATCGCGCGAGGAGAGGGAATGCGGATGGAGGGGGATGTGTGAGAAGATCAGATTATGCTTGGGCCAAACGCGCACCCCATAGATTTCGTCAAAGCCCGCCTCGATGTACTCGCGGGTCTTGAAGATATCGTGGTTGCCTCGAACGAGGCGCTTGTGTCCATTCATGCGAGCAAGAAATTTGAGACCGCCTTTGTTGATGGCGAAGTCGCCAAGGAAGTAGACGTGATCCTGCGGCCGCACCACGGCATTATGCCGAGCGATCATCGTCTCATGCATTTCATCGATATCAGCAAACGGTCGCAGGGGCGTGATGCCGTCACGACGCTTGAAGTTGAGGATGTTGCGGTGGCCGAAATGGTGATCGGAGGAGACCCAGATGTTGGTCATGCGATCTCGCGGATGGTGGGGTTGATTTGCTCGCGCTCCAGCTTGACGAGGTGGAGTTCGTTATCAACCAGGCGCACGATGATGTCATCGTAGGCGGAGCGGCGGTGCATCCCGTCTGTGGGTGGGTAGATGATGGCGTTGTTCCGTCGATCCATGCGGCGCAGGGCGTAGAAGTTCATGCGGGCGGAAGCGGCGTCGAAGTTGGTCGGGTAGGTGAGGATGATGCCCTTGGCGGAGTTGGAAGCGGCTTCGAAGTGGTCGCGGTACTGCTCATAGCGCGAGGTGTCGCACGTCACCTTTGCTCGTGGTTTGTGGTATATCTTGGCCATTTTCTGGCTCTTGCTTATAGTTGGGGATTGAATTGATTGAGATCGGCGTAGTAGAGTTGCCGCTTTGCCCGAGTTTCAATAACGTACCTGAGATTTTCTTCTTGTTCAAGTGCATCTTTGTTGTTTTTGGCGAACTGCGACGGTATGCGCCAAGAGTCAAGGAAGATCACCGTATCCGACTCGAGTCCTTTCGACTTGTGGCCGGTGAGGAGCAGGATCTTGCCGTCGGCCGACGAGAGGCGGGTGGCTTCGGCGATGGCGTCACCGAGAACGCGGGCCCGACGCAACAGAACGCGGACGGACTCGATCTTGTCGCGGAAGTCATCGAGATTTTCCGGTTTTGTAGTTCGCTCTTTGTCAGTTGCGAATTTGTCGAGGATGGCGATGGCGGTTGCGGCCGGGAGGTCGTCGGTGCCGAGGGCGCGGAGATCTCGCGTGAGCGATGAGCCGATGGCCGTGCCGAGGACTTTGATGTTGTGCCCGCTGCGCAGCAGTTTGGTGCCCAGATCGTAGAGGGGCGCGTTGTTGCGGCAGATGATGAAGGCACCGGCCGGGATCATGCTCGGCCCCCACGCACCCCATCGATCGACGATACCCTCGTCGGCGTTTTCCCAGGCATTCAGATCGGGGGCGTGCTTTTGGGCGACGCGGACGATGGATTTGGCACAGCGGAAGGTGGTGGTGAGCTTGAGGGGAGCCATCGCGAACTCCTCTTGCATGTGCAGCATTGAGCCGGGCATGGCATTTCGAAACCCGTAGATTCCCTGCTTCGGGTCGCCTACGGCAATTAGGCGAACACGCTTCTCTGGCAAGATGACGAGACGACGGAGGAAGGCGTGGTTGAGCGGAGAGAGGTCTTGCGCCTCATCGATGAGGATTAGGTCATAGGAATCGAATTTGCCTCCGAGAAGCGCTGGTAGGTAGAGTTGATCGCCGTAGTCGATGACGCCCCGCCGTCCCATGAGGATGTTGCGGTTGAGTGCGTCGTCGAGGAGCATCCGATCTATTTGGCCGAAGGAGCGGTCCAGCTTGATCTCCAGATCGTGGTAGAAGCGGTCTGGGGCGATGATCGACTCGTAGGGGAAATCGCTTGGGACGAAGCCGCGCTCCTTGGCGAAGTCGAGTGCGTTGCGCATCACCATAAAGTCGAATTGGTTGTTGCGATGGGCTCGGCCGAGATCGGTGATGATTTTGTTATTCTTCTTCGGGTCGAAGACTATCTTGTAGGAGATGCTTTGGCCCCACACGCGATGCCCAATGCTGTTTAGCGTGGCGCATGTGGTGTGCTTGGGGAAGCGGTCACGAAGCTCTTCCGCGATCCTGGTGTTGAAGGCGACACACAGCGTGGGGACTCGAAGGGAGTCGGAGATGAATTTGAGGGTGGTGGTCTTGGCGGCACCAGCCCGCGCCTCAATGATAAGGTTGGCGGTGGTATGGCGCGCGGCGTCGAGAATGCCTTGCTGCTCGGCAGTCAGCTTTGTGCGGGAAGCGAAGAGGAGCGGGGGTGAGGACATCGCCCCACCCTGCGCTCGCCACAAGTATGTTCAAGCGGGTGCTTTGCGACCTTTTGCCTTTTCTTCGGTTGGTGCAGGTGCAATACCCATCTTGACGATCTCGGCTTCGGCCTTCTCGATGCGCTGGTCAAGCATGTTGGTGAAGAATTGCGCGAAGGTATCGATATTCTCATCAGCGAGATAATGTGAGATGTAGTTGGTGATGTGATTTTGGATGTTTACCTTTCGATTTGCTGGTGGCACTTCGCGGCCGTTGATGTCGGCCGTGCGTGTGGCTTGTTCGAGAGCCGCGCGGGTACCCTGTCGCGACTCGATAATCTGGATGGCGTTGCGGACGTTAGTGAGTTGCGTGCGGTCGAATCTCATCTTCATGCTTTCTTTTGAAAAGGAAGGCTTTGGGGTTGGTGATGCGCTGGTCAATCTGATCGAGTTCGGCTCTAAATTCGTTAGAGACATTCTCACCCGCTAAGGCGCGTGATACGAGGCTATAGAGCAGGGGGGCATGGGCGAACAAGATGGCATACTTACGGGCTTCCTCTTCGGTAAAGCCGTCGTTGTTCGCCGCAACTGTGCAGACCGCCGAACTGTCGCAGAAAGTGAAGACCCGCTTGCCGATGGGCTTGAGCCGCTCGAAAGTGTGCGTTGCCATCACATCGCCTTTTGTGCGTGAGCGAGTGACTGATAGTACCAGTGGCGGAGGAAGCCATAGGGCAGACGAGAGCCCAGACCTTGACGGTTCATCATCCAGGCCCAAATAATGCGGCCGGAGCGACCGTTGCAGTCGGTGAAGGGATGCAGTTGCTCGTAGCGATGGTGGATGTTGAAGGGCCCTGCACTGTCGTCGATTTGGAGCGGCATATCGTTGAGGATGTCGCGTAGGTCGTGGGGGATGTGTTCGCCGCCGCGTGGTGGGTAGTAGGTGCCGACGCGGACATCCATACCGGGGAATTCGCGGAGTTGCGCGTCTGGCTCAAAAACGCCGACGAGGGTACGGATGTGGGCGATGGTGGGGGCGGGTAGCGAGATGAAGAGTTTGGTGGCTTCGATCTCGGCGGGGGTGGGATCGCGGTTGATGTCCTCGATGGCGAGGGACTCGCGGAGGAAGCGGACCAGGTTGTCGTGGGGAATCATTTGTGGGGCCACAGGACGGTTGCGATGGCGGCAGCGAAGGAGAGTGCGCCGACGGTGAGGGCGATGGCGTCGGCGTTTGGCAGGATCGGGCCCGTGGCGTTCTCGACAGTCGTGATGAAGAAGTTGGCCGCTACTGCGCCGCAGCAGAGGCATATCAACACAATGATACTGACGATTGCGATTTGCTTTGCCCAGCCCATGAGGGTGCCTATGCGATGTAGAAAACGAAACCGATGCCGATGCCGACCATCAGAAGGACGGAGGCGATGGTGAAGAAGAACGAGGTGTTCTTGTAAGGTCGGCCGAAGCCGGAGCTTTGCGTGAGCATTAGCGGTTCCTGTAGGAGTCGGAGCACCAGATTACACGGGTGTAAGCTGATGCGAGTTTGATGAGGTTGCGGTTGAAGAGGTTGCGAGCCTTGGCCTTGCGGCCGGTTGCGCCTGAGTTGTTCTTGCCGGAGCCGTAGGTCTTGACCATGTAGTCGTTGACCGGGAGATCGCGGGGACCGTGGTTGATGAGTTTGCTCACAGCGGATGGTACTTTCGTTTGACGAGGGCGTCGAGCGCAGCGCGGAAAGCGCGGAAGTACATTTGGAATGTAGCTTCGCTGAGTACGGCGATAGGTGAATCCGCTGGGTCGCCGACAGCGGCGTTGCGGAAGGCGCGAGTCATGTCGTGGAGATCGCCCTCGGTGATGCCTTTGATCCAGTTGGGCGTGAGGGGGCGATGACCGGTTTGGGCGTTGATGATTTTGTTGGGTCCACCCGATCCAGATCGGCCGAACTCGTCATACCATTCGACGAATTGATTACCGGCTTCGCCAATGGGATCATTTGCACCCTTGGTGACGCGGCAGGCAAAGCGTTTGCCCGAGCGAGTTTCGAGCGTGCAGAGATATTCAGCCTGGCGTTGGTATTGACATTGTGCGCCCCAGAGGAGCGCGATGGGTGCGTCCCAATCGATGGGGGTTGGCGCGCGGCATTGTGCTGCGTGGCGCGCGACGATCTCGCCTTCAACCATGCCTTGTGCTTTCCACGTCCAGCCCATGCCGTCGCGGATGCCGAGGATTTCGGTTTTGGTCTTGGGGAGAAAGTCAGGCATTGGCTCGGGCTTTCTGGTGGATGAGATCGTCGGCGATGGCGGCAGCCAGGTTGGGGTGGTAGCGCTCGCAGAATTCGGGGATCTCGTCGAAGCGGTATCTGGGTGCGGTGTTGAGGTAGTTGTCGAGCATACGTTCGGCGCACTCGGCCGATACGTCGGCGATGGTGTTGGTGGTGAGATCGAGCCGGAACAGACGGGTGCAGTCGTAGTCGATGCAGTCGTAGACATCGTTGGGTTCGCGGTCGTAGTAAGATGCAGTGCTCCCGTCTCCATCGGTAGATTGATAGAGCGCGATGTGGAGGGTTTTGCCGACCGGAATGGAACGGAGGAGACGGGGCATTCGCTTACCAGCCGTAGGGATGGAAGTCGTTGTAGGGGGGTTCGGTTTCGTGCGGTGTAGCCTTGGGCTCGACGGGCGGGAGGATGTCGCGCGAAGCGCGGGCTGCACAGGCGGCGCACTGGTTGAGGAGCGGGATCGCGCCCATCTTGGGGCAGGAGGAGCACTGGAGCTTGGGGTCGGGCGTGACCAGATCCACGATCATAATGAGGGTGTCGCCCGAGAACTGCTGGGGCTGCGCCTTGATGACGAAGTTGCTGGAGTTCTGGTCGGGCATGTGCGTGGTGCCTTGGGGTTGATAACGGCGGCGGGCGGGCTTGGCTTTCTTCTCGTGCTGCGGGTTTTCGTGCGCGTTCTTGTAGTGCTTCGCCAGATCTTTTGTGGTGGCGAACTGGCGCGGGCACTTGGCGCAGGAGATGGGAGTGCCGCCAGTTGCGAGAAGGCGCTTGAGGCGCTTCGACTTATGCTTGCCCATCGTCACCAGATTTGTCCTTTAGAGACAAAGGCCACTATCGAGAAAGGACGAGTAACTCGATAGTGGCCCTTGCGATCAGTGCTAGTGCATCGTGGGGTATGGGGAAGTGAAGATGCGCAAGCTACTGAAAAATTGGCGTACCCAAAAGGATTCGAACCTCTATTTCCGACCGGAGCGGGTTGGCGTCCTGATACCGACGAGAAAAATCCACAAAACTCGAAGGTATCTTTTCCAATTAGACGATGGGTACAGGGTGGGGGAGATTACGCACTCCCCCGTTGCGTGTCGGCGCTGGCGGGTTAGGCCGTCGCCGTGGTTTCGGTCGTCGGCACGCCGCGACGGTCGGTCGCGAAGCCCAGGCCCGAGTTCTTGCCGTGCAGGACGATGACGCCGGTACCGTACGCGCCGCCGTTCTTGAACGACACGAGGCGATGTTTCTTGCCGTTGTTCGGATTGTAGGCGCGAACGTAGGTCATGCCCTTCTTCGCGTCGTGCACGAGTTCGAGTTCGGTCGGCTTCTGCTGGTCGGCCGCACCCTTGATCTTGAATGCCATTGCTTTGATTTCCTCTTGAGGGTCGAACTTAACACAGCGTCGAGTTCGATGGTGGGAACGTATTGGAAAGTTTTGCGTTTGTCGAGATCGTTTTTGCTGCGAAGTACGTGGTGCGTTGACGCAGATTTTGTTGTTGAAGATAATTTTCAGTTGATGTGATTGTAGAAATCTTGACCGTAGACTTCGAGCAAGATGTCGGCGTCGAGAATGTTCTTGTTGAGCAGTATCCGCGAAACGTGGAATGGATACTTGCGGATAAGCTCCAACGACGAGAGCGCCATGTCCTGACGAATCGAAACCTGCTTCGCCACTTGCGACGGCGTGAGCTTGTGACGTTCTTCTTCCGAGAGAGAACCGCCGATGATCTCGCGCCGCGCAACAACAGTAGCAGGAGGTGCGGAGTTGCGATCAGCGAAGCCATCACGGCGGCGGAAGTTATTGTTGCCGTATCCGCTGGCTCCGGTGGAGTTGTTGTTGTTGACCGGTGTGTAGTGGTTGTTGCCGTAGGAACGGAATTCGACGACGCCAGGATCGCGTAGAACCGGCAGACGTTCCGGCCGCAGCTTGAGAACCGATTCGCGCAGGGCAAGAGCGAATGTCAGGTTTTGCGTCTCTGCCGGACCATGCGCGCCGGAATAGCCGACCGAGATATTTGTACATTCGGGGACAAGTCCGAAGTATTGCGCGGTGTCGGTATAGAGCCCACTCGGATCTGGCTTGTAGTCGAGGCCGAGTTGGGTTGAGAGGGCGTTGGCGAAGGTCTGCGAGCAGCCACGCTTGCCGCCCTGATGGGTGATGACGTGATCGTAGTCGCGCCGGTCGAAGGCGATGGCACGCTGGATGCCTTTGAGAAAGTCGGGATTTTTCTGGGCGATCCAGGTGGAACCGATGCAGCCTTTCTCCTCGCCACGATGGAAGACATAGAGGCCGGGCTTCTTCGCCTTTATCATTTCGAGGCAGAGCCAGACACCGGTGCCGTCGTCGCCGCCGAGGCAGTTGCCGTCACCCCGGACGACGCCGATGTGATGCTCCTTGTTCTTGTCGCGGAAGATCGAGAGGCGCTGGTAGCCGCCGATATGATGCACTGTGTCGGTATGGCAGGAGAACATGGTGCTGCGATCTTTGCCAACCTGGATGAAGCGGTTGCCCATCGCATCGTGCTCGCACCCAATCGAGTCGAGGAAGCGATGTACGAAGTCGTGGTCGGCTTCGCTATTGTGCGGGCGCTTCCACGAGAAGATTTCGATCAACCGCTGATAGGGCTCGAACTTCTCTTTGAAGCGCTGGCGCTGAAAGCCCCGAAACATCGGGATTGTGTTTGGCGGCGGCGTCACCGGAGGAACGATGAGCGCCTTGCCATCGGAGCCTTCAACCTGAGTCATCTTCTCTTCGTTGCTCATCGATCTAATACTCCTTCGTCAATCCAAAGTTGTTCGATTAAGCGTATAGGATCAACTGCGACTTCAAGCAAGGGCGCAGGCTCGACGACGGGTGCTACCTGCACCCACCGACCAGCATTGGCCCCGACCTCAGCGTGAAAAGGACCCGCTATAATGTCCCTGATGAGTCGTCGATTCGCTACCTCAAAATCAATGTAACGACCTTCCATCGTCTTCAACGCTTGATCGGGTGCTGCGGGTTTCTCGCCGGACTCGATGGCGACCATCTTCTGGTGGTCAAGGCGTGGTGACACACCGGTACCGGCGCGGGCGGGTGCACCTGCTATGGGATAGATCACACCGTCGCCGTGTTGCGTTGAATGGGTTGCGCCGGTCGCCTTTGTTTGGAGGCGAAGCTCTTTGCCGTCGTAACAAGCCCAATTCATGTGATCCACGAATGGCCCGAATAGGAAGTGCTCGGCGAAGCGTTTAGGGTCTTTGTTGACTTGATAGTGTGTGGTGGGACAGAGAATTGGGGTGAGGCGAGCGCCATCGAAGACACCGGACTTGTAGCCCTGAGCTTCGAGCGCGGCCTGGATCTGCTTGTAATCGCCGTATGGGCGGGCGAAGATCTTCTTCTCCGGCCATACGAGTACACGCGCGACAATGCCCTTCTCGCTTCTGATATAGGCAAGTTGAATGTCGCCAGCGGCGTAAGCATGAACCGGATGCTTATTGAGTCGTTCGCTATGCCCGAAGGCGAAGTGATCCCGGCTATAGCTCATGCAGGCGGTAGCTCCGCCGCCAGCACACGCACGGTAAATGCGCTCGATCTCAATGTCGGTCTTGGCGAATTCGAGTTTGGCGAGGTTGGCACGCACCGCACCAGTATGCTCGTTGATCTGGGCTGGGGTCAGAATGTGGCCGAAGAACTTGGCGAGGTAGCGACCCGGCTTGATCTGCATCTGCCGGTCGAGTTGGCCGTACTCCGGCGACGGCGTGTAGGCGAGCAACTCGGGATTGGTCCGCGAGACATGCACATAGTGATCGCCGACACGATTGGCGCGGTACCAATCCATTTCGGTCCACGGCACCTGCTTGTAGTATTCCTCCTCAAAGCGACGCACCTCACGTTCGCGCCACGCCGGATTCGCTTCCTTGTCGCCCGAACCGATCATCGTCCATCTCCTCTCTGATTGTTAGGCACGACTCGCTCCCGAATAACAAGGTTTTCATACACCTTCTGGACGCGCGCCTTCTCACGATCCAGAGCGAGATCGCCTTTGCGATCTACTTGTTCGAGCGCAGTCTTGGCGAATTTCGCATCGGCCGCATTCTCCCGCCAGCCCTGCTCGACGAAGGACTCAGCCCACTTCGTGAGCATCTTTGGATCGACATCGGGAGAATAGTTGTACTCCCTGAATTTCTCAGGGTGCTTCTGTGCGAGGAAGGTGAGTGCCTGCGAAGCGAGAAATGCGATGTCGGCGGCGTCGGCATCATCAAAGAGTGCGGCGATACGATTGCATGATTTGCGATTACGCCAACCAAAGCTGTCATGCACACGGATCTGCCCACCCTCGCCGTATTGAAAGTATTTGGAGAGGCGTGGGTGATCGCTGATGTTGGGTCGAGTGATAACGCCTTCCGCCGTGAGTGCGAGGAGTCTGAGATCGGCATAGTTCTCGTCATCTGACTTGACGAAAAGTTGGATTTCGTTGTCCTCCTGCCGCAAATAAAATTGATGCATCCCAGCAGCCTCAAGCACGCCATTTGCGCCGTGTGCATAAAGCGGGAAGGGGAGGCGGGTGGTGACGTTTTCGCGGCGCGCACGCGGACGAAGTGCGTTGCGTTCGGCATTCTCCTCAAGTGGGATCTTGCCGTCATCGGTGCCGGGTAGGAGGGCGAGACCAGGCCCCACGACATAGCGGGTGAGATGCCCGAAGCGATGCAGACTAAGAAGCTCATGCGCCTGACCCGAGCCGGTGTCGGTCGCGTTGAGCATCAGCATGTCGCGATCACCTGTAAGGGTGAAGTTCAAGCCGGGGAAGGCCGCGCAGTCAAACGGTTCTTGATCGATTTCTGCCATGTGAGTTATCCGCTTCTGGTAAGCCCGTTGAAGTAACCGAATGTGAGACGCTGTGTCTCTTTCAGCTTCATATAGTCGGGTGATGTGATGAAACGCAATGCGGTAACTTGCCCATCGACAAATACTTTTTCGCCATAGGCATGATTGTCGATGGGTGGCCCGATGAATTGACTGTGCTTCGGCGACCAGATCGCACGAAGCTCGGCCCCGATGAAGTTGCCCGACTTGTAGTTCTCTTTCTTGAGATAGGCAATCACCGCATCGGTATTGCCGTAGGCTCCGCCTCCATACGTCTTGAGTCGTGGGCAGCAGAGAACGCGGCCGGTAATTTTGCCTCCGGCGGCGCGCGCAACAGCGCAGGCAATTTCACCCGGCAGACCGTAGATGGAGGCGGGATGTACTTCGCCGAGATAGCCGCCATTGGCCCAGGATACGCAACTGTATGGGCCTTTTTGATAGGCTTCGACGATAGCTTCCGATGAGGTGAGAATTTCAAAGGGAAACGCCGACGAGGGTATCGGTGGGTCGTCTGTGGTGGGGGTGAGTTTGGCGTGGATGGCGGCGCGGTTTGCCCATTCGGCGATTTGCGGAGCGGTCAGGATGTCGCCGAAAAAGCGCTTGAGATATTTCCCCGCCTTTACCCGGCGCTGAATATCCCGCGTACCCTCGTCGGCGTTTTTTGTGTAGGCGACCTCGCCCGGTGCTTTGAGGGATAGGTGGGTGAAGCGGGTGGATTCTTCGCCTTGCGCTGCCCACGGCTCATTCACCCACGGAGTGGGGATGTACTCGCCGCTGGTGATGCGTTCGGCTTCGCGCGTGAGCCATGTCATACGCAGACCGCTCCTTCGGGTATGTTGAGTGCCTTGAAGGCGGTGGGATCGATCTGACTCTCGCCGGTTGAAATTGTGCCTCGGAGGATATGGTTGAATTTGTTGTTTTGCTCTCGACCGACAACGAGATGGTGATTGTCGGCGTCGTATTGAGCGTAGGCGAAGCCGTCACCGTAGGGGGTGTAGAATACGGGACCTGTGGTGTTCCGATAACGGACGACGCGATCTCGCATATAGAGGGGGGTGAGACGAGCGCCCGTGAAAGCGGCTTCGATCTCGCGGGCGACTTTGCCGCTGTAGACATCGGTGTAGCCCGCTGCGGTGAGTGCGAACTGGAGCGCGATGGAGTCGCCATACATACGGCCGTAGATTTTCTTTGCAGGCCAGCAGATGGCACGGGCGGAGACGGTCTTGCCTCCGGCCTTGTCGAGATAGGCGACAGCGAGATCGGGACCGGCGTAGGAACGCACAGAGTTGATTGCGCCGTGGAATTCGGCCTTGGATTTTTTCATGCAGGATGAGGGACCACGATTGTAGATGTCTTCGATCTCGTCGGCAGTGCGCGCGAAGTTAAGTTTGGGCGGAGTGCCTTGTGTGCGGAAGTCGGCGGCGAGATCTGCGATGCGTGGCGTGGTGAGTTTGTCGGCGAAGAAGGTGGTCAGGAATTTGCCGGGCTTCTGTGTGGTGAAGTCCTTGCGATAGTCGAAGAAGAGTTCGCCCTTGTCGTTGGTTTGGCCCTTTGCTTTGGGGTCGAGATGGCGCACGAGATGGAGGTCTGCCGGGTCGTGATGGGGCAGGAGGCCGGGAGTATAGAAGGCGAGACCCTTCGCGACCCAAGGCGCGGGGATGAGGTTGGCGGCGCGGAGAGCGGCAGTTTCATAGTTGGTGTCGATCTTGGGGAGATCGTAGTCGGCGAATGTCATTTCGATTGCTCCATCTGCGGGCGGAAGATGAGGTTGTGGGGAAGGGCCATTTTCTGTTGGCGGAATACGCCTTGTGTGCTGCGCATTTGTGTTTCGATCCAGTCGGCGAAATGCGACCAAGGATTGTGGGTGTAGTCGTTCTCGCGAGGATTAACCCGCCACGATGAACAGAATGTTTTGCGGATGAGGCTGGGAAGCCGCGCGATCAAACTCAAATCGTAAGTGGAGTGTGGGCGGCGAAAAACATCGTGGAGTGAGTTTGTCGCGAAAATCTCGGGTGAATTGTATCCGTCGATATAGGTTGCGCTGACACGATATGCGCCAAGCAGCCCCCCGCGGAGACGATAGATTTGATTATGGTGGAAGCGCCAGAAATCGGCTCGGGCGTAACCCAGATCGTTGAATATCTGAACAAGTTCGTTCAGATCGCGTTGGTTCGATGCGTAGCGCTGAAAGAGCAGCTTGCGGAGGATACGGTTGAATATACGCATTTTAGCGTGTGCCTGAAATGAGGTGCGTAGCTTTGGGTAGGATGTACCCACGCCAGGATTTGATGCTGGAATACTTC